TCCCGGACCATCGACCGTCGTTGGGGCGACTTCTACATCACCGACAAGTCGGCTCAGTTCGTCAACAACAACGGCGACTGCTGGAGCCGTCCGGTCCTGACGGCGAGCTACCCCACCTTCATCGCGGGCCACAACTTCCAAGAGCACGTCCAGATCGAGGCCCAGAGTAAGGGTCGCATCCTGGATGCGGTCGCCCGCGACATCGGGGATTCGGTCTACATCGACATTCTGGTCGCCACCGACCGGAAGCACGAGACCCTGGTCCGCGACATCAGGGCTGGGGTCATGGGCACCCTCAGCATGGGCTGTACCACAGACTTCACCATCTGCTCTCAGTGCGGCCATGTCGCGGTCGATGAGACGGACCTCTGCGACCACATCAAGATCAGCAAGCTCAATAGCTTCTTGGACGAGCGCCAACAGAAGCGCGTCGTTGCAGAGCTCTGCGGCCACATCGACTACAAGGACAACCCTGACGCTCCGGGCGGCGTGAACTTCATCGAGGCCAGCTGGGTCAAGGTCCCGGCTTTCCCTGGGGCGGTCATGCGCAACCTGATCGATGCAGGTGACCTCCCTCCCGCTCAGGTCAAGAAGGCTCTGCGGGATGTTCTGGCCCAGGCCCCCACCGGCTGGTCCGACACCGCCATGAGCAAGGCTGCCAACCTCACCCTCCCCAAGTTCTGCAAGGCGTTCGACTTCGAGGACGACGACGAGGAAGGGGGCGATGCGCCGAAGGGCGAAGAGCCGAAGAAGCCTTTCGAAGACCTCACCGAGAAGGTCTACGAGAAGGTCAAGGACAAGGTCCACGACCGCATCGATGAGGACTTGAGGGAAGATGAGGCGTCCGAGGCAGACTCGGAGGTCACATTCCAGCCCAACGATTCGATTCAGCGAGAGGCTGGTGCCCGACTTGCTCGCAAGGCGTACCATGTCAGCATGGACCTGCTGACCCGCACCGCCTCTTCCCAAGTGGCTTTGGTGGAAGGGGTCGCCACCCTGAACCAAGCCTACGGCATCCCGACCGACCCCGCACCCTACCGGGTGGCGCTGAAGGTCGGTTCCCCGGTTCGCTACACTTCCCCGCAAGACTACAAGCGCGCCATCCTGCGCGCGGCGGGGAGGGAGCTTTCCTCTGCCGAACTCCGGGTTGTTGTCCGGGTCGGCTCCTTGCTCTCCAAGTGGGAGCGCAACAACAACCCGCAAACCCTCTAAGAGGAGTTCGTGATGGCTCGTCAACGACTGACCTGGAACAACAAGAAGAGCTCGGCGGCTCCCGCCGTGCCCAACGAAGGACCGGCATCGCCCGCTCACTCTCAGCCCGACCCCGAGGCTGACAAGTACGAGAACGGCGACCCCAGCTCCTGGGCTGAGGACCCGCACCCCGGCCCGTACCCGAACGGACCTGCACCCGCTGTCCCGAATGAGGGCCACGACCACCCGGCTTCCAAGATGGCTGCCATCGAGAAGGCCAACCTCTGCCTGCGCCTCGCCACGGCGATGTTGGGCGAGCCCTCCACCGACGCCGACGTGATGAAGGTCGAGAGGCAAGCCAGCCTGTTCATGGACCTGCCCGAGTCCCACATCTTCACCAGCCTCGAGAACCTCAACAAGCAGGCCGAGGACAAGGCCGCGGGCACCGAGAAGGAAGAGAAGGCTGAGGCTGAGGCCGCTGAGACCATCCAGGAGGAGGTCGAGCACAAGGCTGAGGGGGTGGAGGAGTCAGAGAAGCAGGCTTCCCTGGAAGGCCGCATCGCGACGCTGGAGCGCGTCCTGACCCGCTTCGCTGCCGAAGACGACACCGAGTCCCGCGTCGCCCGCCTGGAGCGCATCCTCATGCGCCTCGCCGAGGATGACGATGAGGGCGATGAGGATGATGACGACGACAGCGATGACGACAGCGATGACGACAGCGATGACGACAGCGATGAGGAGGAGGTCGAGGTCGAGGTCGACGAGGAGGCCAAGAAGAAGGCCTGCGACGAAGAGGGCATGGCCTCTCAGGCAGCCTGCGGTGAGCCCATGGGAGGCGACGACTACGAAGCCATGTACATGGAGATGATGCGCGAAGAGGGCATGATGGAGCCCGAGGCCGTGGAAGATGTCGGCATGGACCAGAACGAGCCCTCTTCCTTCTACGAGGAAGAGGAGGTCGAGATGGACATGGACCCCATGAACATCATGGCACTCGATGAGGAGGAGCGCTCGCTCCTGGCCCAGCTCCAGGGCGATGAGGTCTCCCGTCTCGCCGACGAGCAGGCCAAGGAAGCCTCCGAGCTCGACCTCAAGCCGCAGCCCAAGAAGGCTTCGACCGGCCCGTCCACGCTGGGCACTGTCACCAAGGAGGCTTCGGCCGAGGGTGACATGGACCTCAGCCAGCTCTGGCAGTCGGCTCCGGACGTGACCAGCCACTTCCAGTGATCTTGCAAGGGGCGTCAAGCCCCGTCGCATAAATAAGACCTCCTCTTTTCTCACAAGAGGAGGTCTTTTCTTTGAATAGTGTGCCAATAAGCCTCCCTCTTCTGTAGACGGCTCTTTTGCTGTCAAGACTGGGGGGTTGTCCACCAGTCGTCTCACCCAACCTGTGAACAAAGAGTAGGAGAATCGAATGTCTCTGCTTGGACAGGCGAGTGGTGGTTGGACCGAGAGCTCCTCGGCCCTGCGTCTTCTGCACGTCGGCGTGCGGAACACGGTTGGCATCCTGACGGATGACGCCTTTACGCAGACCAACCCCCCGATCGTCACCACCGCTTCCACCATCTCGGACAACGTCGACACTGCGACGCTTGGTGTCCTGAGTGGCTCGGTCGCCTTCACCCGCCCGGACGTCGGAGCCAACTACATCGGCGGTCCGAACACCGTCGCTGCTGGTGGCATCACCGCCCTGCAGGCCACGCTGATCCGTCCGCTGGGCTGCTTCATCAACACCGCTGTGGGCAACGCCTACGAGAACACCCCCGGTCCCGCCTCTGGCAAGGGTCCGTACATGTCCTCGCAAGGCACCTACGCCTCGCAGCTCTTCGAGACCGCAGCGCTCGCAGCCGCCGGTGCCTACGCTCAGGGTGCTGCCCTGACCTACACCGCTGGAATGGCCCTCGCTGCCTCGGACAACGGCTACCTCGCCCCCCGGGTCGACAGTGCCGGTGCTGACATCTCCACGACCTCTGCTTTCTTCCTGGAAGCTACCAACTCCGCGGTGGGCGGGGCAACCACGATCGGCATTCTGAAGATGCCTTCGGACTCCACGCAGTCCGAGATCGTCTTCGATCAGCGCATCTGAGGAGGGATCAGAAATGCCCGTTTCCAACGACGTCAAGGCCCGCCTCATCAAGGCGCACCTCAACACCCAAGCCGGTCGCGCGAAGCTCGCCGCCTCCATGACCCAGCCGCTGCGCCTGCGCCGCGACTACATGGCCGTCGGCCGCAAGACCTTCCTGGTCGAGCAGCTGCCGGACGGCGCTCTGCCGATCTACGACAAGGACCCCGATGTCACGGCCTACGTGGTCGGCGAGGAAGGCGAGAACATCGTCGCCATCACCAAGCCCCGCCGTGTCATCTTCCCGCTGTTCGAGATCGCATCGAACCCTGAGATCCCCCTGACCCAGATCAAGGAGCGCCGTTTCGATCTCATCGAGCGCGCCCAGGACCTGGCCCAGGCTCAGATCCAGGCTGCTGAGGATGAGCGTGTGTTCGCCGTTCTCGACGCGATCGCGACCTCAGGCTTCGACTCGATCGCCGGTGGTGAGAACCCCGACATCCCGGTCGTCGCTCCGATCAGCGGTGCTGTCCTCGCCGACGCCTTCGCCCTCATCGAGCGCCACGACCTCCGCGTCGCCCGCGTGTTCATGAACGCTCGCGACTACGCGGACCTCCGCAAGTTCGGCCGTGACATCCTCGACATCGAGTCCCAGCGCGACCTGCTGAAGACTGGTCTGATGGGCACCCTCTGGGGCGCTCAGATCATCGTCAGCCGCCTGGTTCCGGTCGGCACCGTCTACGTCTGCTGCGAGCCTGAGATGTTCGGCCGGATCCCGGTCCGCACCGAGCTGACTGTCCTCAGCGCCGACGACCCGAGGGCACGCACCATCGGCTTCTCGTGCTTCGAGAACCTCGGTATTGGTGCCTACAACCCGAAGGGCCTCACCCGCCTGACGATCACCCGCTGATCGCTGAGGGGCTGAGCAAGCCCCTCTTCGGAACCGCCCTCGGCCCTGCGCCGAGGGCTTTTTCTTTTAGGGTAACTTGCTCTCATGGCGGTCGGTGACTTCGTATACACCCCAGCAGATGTGTGCATGTCCTGTAAGATGGACGGGCTCCGGGTCCCTGAAAGCTGGGGGGAGGATGGATGGACCAGTCCTCCTTGGGGAGGGCTCCTTTCCATATCCTACTGGCTGCACCTGAAGGGTTACAAGTCCTCAAGGCGGCAGACCTTGGTGGGGCAACGGGTTCCCGACTTGCCTCCCATCCCCTACTTCGAGCTGCGGGGTGAATGGTTCTGCCCGGTCTGTGGGGTGAGCCAGTCTGCACGGGTCTGCTTCCGGCGGGGTGTCATCGTCTTTGTGGACCTTTTGGAGCCCCTCCGGGAAGACCCTCTGGTAGGTCTGCCTAAGAACCCCCAGAAGAAAGCTCGCACGGATGCTGCCGCCAGAGAACGAGCGCGGCGACACCAAGAAAAGCTGAAGAAGGTCCAGGCGCAGTATTCTACCTCTTCTTCGGCAGTCAGCTTGCTGATGCCTCTCGGGGGTTACGAGAGCTTCGGTCGGCGCGTCTTCTTGGTGCAGGGTCCTGGCTACAAGGAGGTCGGACCCTACAAGTACACCCCCGAACGGGGGTGGGAGAGGAGACCGGAGACTCAGGCGGGCTGACCTCAATAGGTTGGGTCTCACCCTTCCGGGGTAGGAGGAGTTCCAGGCAATGCAAAAGTTTTCAGGGGCAGACCGGGTCGCGTTGATCAAGCTCGCCCGCTCCTTGCCCGAGGGCGATGAGTCTCGCCGGGCAATCCTCGCCGGTCTGTCGAGCAGGTCCGCAGTTTTCCAGGTCCCTCCCCGCACCCTCGATGCTGCAAGTGCCTTCCGGAAGGTTCTCGAGGGCGCAGGGATCTCCGGCCAGGGGGCTGTGAAGGCGTTCAATTCCGGCTACGTCGGTGTCGTCTTGAGTCTCCCTTTCGGGAAGTTCCTCTACCTCGACCAACCGGGTCGCGTGGGGCTGGAGGATCAAGCCTCGGGCTATATCGCCTTCGGGAAGTATGGGAGGCTCACCCGCCAGAACGCCCTTTTTTGGGAGTCTTACTCAGGCCGCTCGTTCGGTGACGTGAGCTTTTCGGACCCTCAGTGGCGCAGGGTCTTTGCCGAGGTCCTGGAAGAGCTTCGCCGCTTGCTGTCGGAGCACGGCTACTGAGCAAGGCTCCTGATAGGTTGGCTTTAGGCCATAGCATCTATTGTAGGCTGAAGCGAGGCGACGGGCGGTGCATGGTAGCCTGGGGCTGCCAGAGG